GAACGGGGTTGAAACTCTATCTGATGTCCCCAACATAAGTTAAAACATTTGATCGGTCACTGGGTGTTATGCTGAAATACAGAACCCATCTGGCGATAATGACATAAAGTATATAACAATTTTTAAATGGGTGGTTAGCTCAGTTGATAGAGCATTTGCTTTACACGCAAAATGTCATAGGTTTAAATCCTATACCACCTACCATTTTAATCGGTCACAAGTGTTACGGTAGCATACATGATTTGGGTTCATGTGGAGTCAGTTCAATTCTGACGTGGCCGACCATTTTATTGGGCATATGGCGTAATTGGCAGCCGCACGAGTCTTAGAAGCTCGGGGAGCAATCCGTGGGGGTTCAAGTCCCTCTATGCCCACCAATTTATACGGTTGATAGGCAGATATAAGCTGGCTGCATCAGTCTTGAAAACTGAGTTCGTTGAAAGACGAAGGTCCGGGCAGTACGGACATCAACCGCCATTTTAATACAACTCCACTTGACATTGGAACTGAGGACTGATAATATCGTCCCATGAAGAAATCAGAGATTGTCAAAATTTTATGGTGAGGTGTCTGAGCGGTCTAAAGAGATAGTTTGCTAAACTGTTGTGGTCCTTAAAAGCCACCGAGGGTTCGAATCCCTCCCTCACCGCCATTTTTTGCGTGTGTAACTCAGTTGGTAGAGTACGAGTTTTCCAAACTTGATGTCGTGAGTTCAAACCTCACCACACGCTCCATTTTTAGTAACTGGGGATTTGCATAATGGTAGTGCGGCAGACTTTGAATCTGCTTGTGGTGGTTCGATTCCACCATCCCCAACCAATTTATAACAATGTGCGTGTTGGGTGGAAACGTCCAACAGCGTGAGGGACACGATACACCCCTGTATGTCTGACCCGGACGAATCTGATCCAGATAGGATAGGGTTGATTTTTTGATTTGACAAACACTATGTATTGGTGTAAGATTTTTAAATGGGCTGTTAGTGATAGTGGTAGCACGGGAGCTTTGCAAGCTTTAGGGAAGGGTTCGATTCCCTTACGGTCCACCATTTTAAAGCGGGTATGATGTAGTGGTAGCCTTCGACCTTGCCAAGGTTGATGTGAGGGTTCGATTCCCTCTACCCGCTCCAATTTTTGTTTAGTTCTTTAAAATTTTATGGGGATGTGTAGATTCGACATAGATAAATATCTATTGTTAGGCACGTAGAGGATAATAGTTGGCCTCTTTAAAAGTTCTATTGAAAATTAACTGCTGAAGATAACGTAGTTAGCTATGACTTCTCTTATGATGAAGTTGTAGCCCTTGCAGCCTAAGTTGTTGCACATTCAATACAATGAAGTCTGATAGTTGTATTGGGTGTAAATTATTGGACTGGGCCAAATATTTGATTTGCGTAAATGGCTGAGAAAATGGTAAATCTTAAGGGTAATATTTTTAGATATTTTTAATTATTACTTCCCAACAATTTAAAATATATAAACGTGTAGTCTGGCAGTAATAATTTTTTATGGACGCGGGGTGCGACTCCCCGCCATCTCCACCATTTTATCTTATAGCCCAATGGGTTATTTAGTTGACCCCGGCGCCGTTATTGGCCCGGGGTTTTTTTATTCAAAGTTTATATTTTGAATGTGTATATTTATATAATGATGAAAAGATATAGTTTATTATACGAATCGAGCATATATGATTATTTGGTGTGGGAGCCAACTGGAAAGCTAAAGTATATAGCTGATGAATTGGACAAAATTCCAAATAATGATAATGTTTTGTATAGAGGAATGTCAGAAAAAGAGTATAATGTTCTCAAGAAGTATGGTAAGGTTACTTCTAAGGGTAAAGGTAACACCAGAAACATTGTGGGGAGTTATTTAGCCAGTGATTTTAAATTGGCAGCAAGATTTGCCTTAGTCAATTATAGAGACAAAGGTGAAGGTATTATAGTAGTGGTGGATAAAAATAAATTGCCGGATTTAAAAAATGTAGATCCAGGTAATTACGTCACTAGTTATATACCGATAGAAGCAGTAAATCAAACTATAGATCTAAAAAAGTTATGAGTAATATTAAATTAACAAAACAACAGGCAGAACAAAAGGTATATGAATTAACCGAAAAACTTCTTTTCGCAAAGAAGGATTTCAAGGATATATCTGTAGGCTACAAGGAAAAGATGAAAGAAATTGAAAACGAGATTAAGGCTATTGTAGAAGAAGCTTCTGCTGGTAATTCTTAATGTTTCTTTTTTTGTTTCTTGGGAAGAATCTTTTTCTTTTTTAATTTAATACTTTCCAAGAATAATTCGATCTTCTCTTTAAATTTTTTTGTCATATAATTAACTATATAGATTTGTATTGACAAACAACAAAAAAATTTGTACTATAACAAAACAATTTCTCAGGCTGATAATCTGAGAATGAATTAGTAATATCAAACATTAAAATCAAAAACTAGTAGTATATGCAAACTAAAGACAAGAAGAGTAATGTTGAAGCCTCAAATGAACGTTATGTTGTTATGAGGAATGGAGCTAGAGTCTCTGATGAAGAGTATCCAAGTAGGGATGAGGCGACACCAGAATATGAACATTGGAATCGTGTTATTTCACGATGGCCTGATGGTAGTAAGTTGGAAGTTGTAAATCTAGTAAGAAGGAACAAATAATATGGGATTAAGACAAGAAATTAAATCTGCAGATTCCGAATCAGAAATCATGGCCCTTTTAAATAAGGGTAGAGGTTTTGAATTTGCAAGTGAACACACCCAACATGCTTGGAAATCAACCGCTAAATTCAGACTAAAAGAGTTGTCCTCTAAAGATGTAACACAAAGTCCAGAGAAGCCGGTTCAGTCAAAGAAGTCAGTTAAGAAAACTAAATAAATTAAATATTTGTAAAATGTCAAAAGGCACCAGTAAAATGGTGCCTTTATTTTTTGTCTGGTTGAGTATTTGAATTGATATATATACTCAGTTATTATGTCTAAAAAATATTGTTCAACGACTCTACCATGTAAGTACAATGAGATGGAGACGTACATCTTGAAAAATAAGACATCGTTAACATTAAAAGTTATTGATTCAATTGAGTATGCTTTGAAAAACAAACTTGTTAATGTTGAAGTTTTTAAATTCAAGAATAGCGAATATATTGTTTTACTTAATGAATCATCATTCAAGGAAAACTTAGATTTTATCTTTAACTATTACATTGAAACAGAACAATATGAGTACTGTAAAAATGTAAAGAACATACAAAAACTACTAGATAAGAAACACAATGAGCAAAAAAAAAGACACAAGCCCAAAGGTTCATCAAAACACAAAGATTAAAGATACTATTCAAATCAAAAGTGTAAACTTAACGGAAAAACAAAAACAGCTCATAGATGTACTAACAAATAAAAATACAAAATTGGTTTTCATATCAGGTCCGGCTGGTACTAGCAAAACATATACATCTGTCATGGCAGCTCTTAGTTTAGTTAATGACAAGCGTGTGAGTGAGATTGTATATGTTAGAAGTATAGTTGAAAGTAGTGATAGTAAATTGGGATTTTTGCCAGGTGAAATGGATGAAAAAATGAGTCCATATGTTCAACCATTAGTAGATAAGCTTGAGGAGTTGCTTCATAGAGGTGATATAGAAAAGTTAAAAAAGGAAGAACGAATTCATGGTTTTCCAGTTAACTTTTTGCGTGGATTGAGTTGGAATGCCACCGTGATTGTGGCAGATGAAGCTCAGAACATGACCAAAAAAGAACTAATCACACTGATCACACGTGTTGGTGAGTTTAGTAAACTATATGTGTGTGGAGATCCAGATCAAAGTGATATCAATGGAAAGAGTGGTTTTTCCTCAATTATGAACGTCTTTGATGATCAAGAAAGTAGAGACAATGGCATTCATATATTTAAATTTGATGAAGAAGATATTGTGAGAAGTGGATTAGTCAAATATATATTAAAAAAGTTAAAAAAACTAACTTGATTGATAATTATATATTATGGCAGTAGTAATATCCAATAGAGGTAGATTAATTTCAGATTTAACATCGGTGTCTAATCTGAACAATAATGATTTATTCATCATTCAATCTGTAAACGC